ATGGTGGAGGTTCTACAGACAAATTCTTATTGTATACGGCCGCTTCCGACACAGTTTCTTGGACTAATACAGTAGACGGAGGTACTTATAGCTAATGCCACAAACTATTAAATTAAAACGTGGTACCGGCTCAGGCGCTCCAGCTACATCAGACTTAGTTGAGGGCGAATTAGCTTACGCTGAGGATAGGTCTAATAACGGTGCGTCTGCTAAACTTTATATTAGTTCTATAAACTCCAGTTCTGCAGAAGTAATAGACACAGTTGGCGGTAAATACTATACAAGTATAGTTGATGCAGCTACTAATGCTAATACTGCTTCCACCGTCGTTAAACGAGATGGCAGTGGTAACTTTTCAGCGGGAACTATTACTGCAAACTTAACCGGAAATGCAAGTGGCTCCTCAGGCTCAACTACTGGTAACGCAGCAACTGCGACAGCACTAGCAACGGGCAGAACAATAGCTATGACAGGAGACGGAACCTGGACATCTGCCTCTTTCACTGGTTCAGGAAATGTTACAGGAGCTATGACATTAGCGACAGTAAACAGTAATGTGGGACAATTTGGAGCTGGTACAGCAATTCCAGTTGTAACAGTTAATGCAAAAGGGTTAGTAACAGCAGTTAGCACAACAGCAGTTTCCGCAGCTTCAGTAGACGACGCCACCGCTCTGGCAATTGCATTAGGATAAAATTATGGCAAATACATTTAAAAACGCATTTTCAGCAAATATAACTACAGGTTCAACCTATGCTACTTTATATGCTGCCGGAAGCGGGGTAACTACAGTAATTCTTGGACTAGCATTGTGTAACAAAACAGCAAATGCTGTAGATGTTACAGTGCAGATTCAAGACGGGGGTTCAACTCCCTACCAAGTTCTTGATACTGTGAGTATACCAGGTCGTGCTACATTGGAAGTATTAGCAGGGCAAAAATATATTTTAGAAACCTCAGATACTTTGCGTGTCTTAGCAGGAACTGGATCAGCTATTGACGCAACATTAGGGATTATGGAGATAACCTAATGGCTATTACAAAACTTAATGTTTATAGCCTAGGAGCGAATTCAGTTGATAGTGACCATTATGTAGACACTTCTATTGATAATGCTCACTTAGCAGATGATGCTGTTGGTATTGCTGAATTGTCAGCAACCGGTACTGCTTCCTCCTCAACTTTTTTACGAGGCGATAATGCTTGGGCTGAAGTAGGCGGAGCTTATAGTTCGTGGATAGTGAAAGACGCAGATGGCTACACGGCCTCCGATGGTGACCAGATAATTTGTAACGCCCCAACTACAGCCTTCACAATTACTCTACCCTCTGGAACTACAGTCGGTAGAACAGTAACTATTTCAAATATAGGAGCAGCAACAGTAACAGTCGCCAGAAACAGTCAACCCATAAACTCAACGGCGAGTGATGCTACTTTGCTTACAAACCGTTCAACACAGTTAGTTTATGTCACTTCGACAATCGGCTGGAAGGAGCTTCCATAATGGCAATATTTTTAGGGCAAAAAGAAGAGACAACTCTAGATGACTATTTTGTAGCGTGTGCTGGTGGACAGTACTTGAGGGTACGTTACCAAGCTACTGATAAAGATCTGACAACCGCTAGTCATTGGACGACTTATATAGGCAACAATGGTGCAGTTAATGGCACATATGATCGTACCGCAGACACTTGGTATACTGATGTGAACATTACATCAGGTAAAGGAAATCTCGTGAATATTATTTCACCGACCAATCTTACTTCTGGAACTGAATGGGATTTAAAAGTAACAGTTGATGGAGTAGTTTATGAAAAACTTGGTCTTACCATGCCTGCACAAGCTCCGAGTTACCCTAAAATGATCTACGGGCCGGGCCTATCAAATGTCCATACCTACGACGGGGGGTTCTCGAATTGGTTGATAGCTGATGATGAACCGATATGGATTAATAATAACACTACTACTCCAGGTGTTGTCTTTAATTATATGAACCAGACTCTACCATGGCAAATAATTCACCCCCTGAAGGCGGCGCAGATATTCAAAACAATTGCTTTTGAGCAAAGTTTAAAAGTAGAGCAGCGAATGTCTAACACGGGGCCCAGCAGTGGCTATGCAGGTATGGCTTGGAGCGGTGCTACCTATATTCTAAGATCCTAAGGAGATAAAATGACAATAATAGAAAACATAACAACTCCTAATCAAACCCCCGTAGATGGTGATCTTATAAGAGTCATTGATGGTAATACGGTAATTGAGAAGTTATATTACGCTGTAGTAGCCCCAACTGATGAAGAAATAGCTCAAGAAGCTAGAGATTGGAGGAATGCAGAGTTATCGAGAACGGATTGGATCAGTCAGACCCCAGATCATCCTCAACGTGCCGCATACTTGACTTACAGAACCGCTTTAAGAGATTGGCCTAGCACCAGTAATTTCCCTGCTACTAAGCCAGAGTTAGGAAGCTAATATGCCATTTTTAGGAATACCCGCAGGAGCTAAGTTAAATACTAATGTAATTCTTGATGCAATTACTACTTCAGCTACGGCTACTTATGCTTTAACAAAAGATAGTGCCGCGTATACTCCAAAAAGTGTACAAGCTTTACTAGTTTCTTTAAATGGTGTAACACAAGCTCCTACTGCAGCGTATACAATAAGTGGCTCAAACATAGTATTTGCTAGTGCTCTTACAAGTAATGACGTAATTGATTATATTATAGCTTTCGAGGGGGACGTAACAAGTCTTGATGTCAGTAATATTAGTGCTGGTGATATTGCTACTTCTATGCTCGCAGATGATGCAGTAACAGCTGCAAAAATAGCTGATGATGCAGTAGTAACAGCAGCCATAGCCGATGATGCAATTACTAGTGCTCTGATAGCCGATGATGCAATTACTTCTGCACTTATAGCAGACGATGCAGTAGGCTCAGACCAACTGGCGGGAAGTTTAACCGTTGATATTAATGGAGGAACTGTAGATGGTGCAATTATTGGAGGCAGTTCGGCAGCTGCAGGTACATTTACTACTGTAACTGCAAGCACATTAAAGGCTACAGGTGATACAGCTGCAGGGGATGATGCCGCTATTGGTTATACTGCTGCCGAAGGATTAATTCTTACAGGACAAGGTAGTACTAATGATGTAACAATCAAGAATGATGCAGATGCTGATGTACTTGAAATACCTACAGGTACTACTTCTGTAACTATGACAGGGTCACTTAAACCATTAACCTACCAAGAAACATATGTTGATATTAGTACGGCAACTACAATGACTTGTGACTTAGCAACAGGCAATTCTTTTTCTGCGACAGCGGCGAGTAGTACAACTACGTTTGCGTTTAGCAATCCTCCAAGCTCGGGCATAGCGTTTAGCTTTACTCTTATACTAACTCAACATTCTACAGCCGTAAGTCTTGCATGGCCGAGTAGTGTGGATTGGGCGGGGGGTTCTGCACCTGATGCAGCTGGCAATAATGAAGTACAAGCATATGGATTTTTAACAAGAGACGGAGGCACAACATATTATGGTTTCTTAGGTGGAACCGCTCTTGGCTAATTCATTTGAAAGAGTATTTATGGGTGCTGCCGGTAGTAGTGGGGGCGGTGCCGCATTTACAATTAGTCCCTCTGTAGGGGGTGTAAGTGATTGGGTTATGGCTGATGATGGTGATTTAAACTTAGGGCACGGCCAATGGACAATTACGGTATCAGACTCTTTTTCAGTTAATATAGATATGTGGGGAGGCGGCGGGCCTGGTGGAAATCCTTATACTCTCTCAGCTGGAGCCGGTGGAGGTCCAGGAGGTGGGGGAGGTCATACTACTGCTGATGTTGTTTTAAATGCAGGCACTTATACGATTCAAGTTGGTGAAAAGGGCGCGAGAAATTGGCAAGGAGGTCCCGCTTCTACAACCTATATTGCAGGAGGTATTCGCACATCTTGGGGTACTGAAGGTGCAGGTTATACTGGTTTATTTAAGACTTCTTCCGTAACCCAAGCAAATGCCATGCTAATGGCTGGCGGCGGTGGTGGCGGTGGTGATACTAATTATGATGGATCAGGTGCTGGTGCTGGAGGAGGCGCTTCTGGTGGAAATGCTGGCGGCTATCAACAAAGCGGGTATGGAGGAACACAATCCGCAGGAGGGGCTGCCTCTGTGTATAATTCCTGTGTCGCAGGGTCGGCGTTGACTGGAGGAGGTAGTTTTGCGATATATTGGTACACATATTCTGGTATGGGTGGCGGTGGTGGTGGCTACTTCGGCGGAGGAGGCGGTAATGTCGGCGGTGGCGGTGGCGGTAGTGGCTACATAGATACATCTGATAGTGATATTACTAACGAGGTAACTACTGCAGGTAGTAATGCAACTCCTGGAGATAGTGGTAACTCTCGCAGAAACGGTGCAGGACAAGGTGGTGCTGGTCAATCGTTAGGTACCGACGGACGATTTTATATGAGTGCAAATTAATTATGAAAATGACGAGAATTGTAGATGGGGTGCATGACTACCCCTACAGTATTGATAAATTAAAGAAAGCTTTCAAGAATGTGAGCTTTCCAAAAGAACTTTCTTCAGCTACTAAAACTGAGTACGGTATCTTTGACGTTGAAGAAACAACACCAGAACTTAACCATACTTTGTGTGAAGTGATTGTAGAAACTGACCCAGAATTAGTTGATGGAGTTTATAAGCGGAAATTTGTTGTAGAAAGGTTATCAGATGAAGTTGCAGCATCAGAGATCAGAAAAACTAGAGATTCCTTATTGCAGAGAACAGACCATATGGCACTGTCTGATGTAACAATGTCTGATGAGTGGAAAGACTACCGTCAGGCGTTACGTGAAGTACCACAACAAGCAAATTTCCCTACGGATTTTGTAAAATTACCAGATGCACCAGATGCATTATTTTAATTAGGAGAGTAAGATGCCTTTCGTAGGAGAACAACCAACACAAGCAGGTAAACTAACTATAACTGGAAGGTCCTCAAATACAATAGTGGAAGTAACCACAGGGGTTTTTATAGTAACGACTCGCTCAGGAACAGTCGAAATAGGAGTAGCATAACATGGCAAATAGATTTCCACTAATTGTTGATACAACATTGAAGGAACTTCCTTCAGGGGACAATCTTGACCTTACAGGAAGTAGTATCGTACTTGGCGGAACCGTAGTAACGGCAACGGGTGCAGAACTTAACTTGTTAGATGGTGTTTCTGGACTAGTTCAAGCTGACCTAACAAAACTAGCTGCGGTGGATGCTACTGCTGCAGAACTTAACTTGTTAGATGGCAAGACTTTCATAGATTCAGATTCTATGTCAGGTGCCAGCGCAACAACTATTTCATCCTCAGAATCCATTAAGGCTTATGTTGATGCGGGAGGAGGTGCTTACAGTGATTGGTCTATTCTTACTACAACTGCAAACTTGGCAGCTAAAGGCCAGTACATATGTAATCATGCAAGCACGGCTTTCACTGTAACTCTTCCCGCCGCTAGTGTATCTGGGGGTAATGATGGTGATACAGTAATTGTAGCAAATGCAGGAGCAGCCACGGTAACAATAGCAAGAAACAGTTCAAACATTAATAGTGCAGCGGCTGACGGTACGCTACCCCAGGGCAATTCAGTCCAATTAGTCTATGTCGATGACACCATCGGCTGGTTCGAGGTATAAATTATGGCAATATTAGGAAAACAAGCAGTATCTACAATACACCCAAAATATTGGCCGTATTGTGATGGTGATGAAGGTGGTATCAGATTGTATGAGTCTACTACATCAAGAGAGTGTAATGCGGCGCCTTTTTGGTCTACCACCAACTCTTTTGCCGACTCTACGTTTGGGCACAGGCAAACTACAGGCTCAAAAACTGCAGACACTTATTATACTTATGTCGATATCACAGGAAGTCACGGAGCTATGGGAACTATAATATTTCCTCAGAATGCCACTACGGCAAGTGGTTTTTACACGATTAAACTTACAACAGATGGTGTTGTGGAAGAGTTCAAAACGTTAACAACCTCTATGAGTAATAATAGGCGCAAGTGGCTAGGCTTTGCTAAAGAATACGGACAAACAAATGACGTTCGTTATCAAAGTGTGAGCGGCTATGGCCTTCATAGGTTTTACGACGAAAATGCGGGAGTCGATGCTTATCCTGGAGGCGGAGTAGTACGGTCTGCACAAGACATGGTTGTGCAAGGTCTCCCTGCTCATCTATTTGACACAAGTTTAAAAGTTGAAGTGAAGTGTAGTATAGCAGGCCACGCCAACGCAGAAAAGGGGTACGGAGGTGTTCTTGCCTACTCATTTCCAAATTAAGGAGAAGATATTATGGAAATTATAAATCATACAAATCCAGGCCAAGCTCCTGTAAATGGGGATTGGATTGAGATAAAGGACGGCAATGCTTCAATAAAAAGAGAGCATTGTGATCCATATGTCAAGACGGCAGAGGATCTAGCACAAGAAGCTAGAGATTGGAGGGATGAAGAGTTAAGAACTACAGACTTTATAGTGCCCGTTAGCGACCATCCACAACATGCAGCTTACATGACGTACAGAACTAAGTTGCGTGACTGGCCTAGCACCGGTGATTTTCCAGAGACTAAGCCTACACTATGAAAAGAGAAAAACCGAACTACATTGATGTAAGAATAGGGCAACTCAAAGAAGAGATGAATAAACCCAACAATGAGTACGATAGAAAGTGGTATAATAGACTCATTCAAGAGTTAGACTGGGCAAAGCAAATGGAAACTTCCCCCACTAAGAATTGCTATATGGAAGAAGAAAAAAATACTTTCTTATATAGATAGTAAAAGGAGTATTAGTATGGCCAAAAAGAAAAGAGACCCTAGATTAAAGCGTGCTAGAGTGTCAGGCTATAATAAGCCTAGACGCACACCTGGACATAAGAAGAAGTCACATATAGTAGTTGCAAAAGTGGGCAATAAAGTTAAAACTATTCGATTTGGGCAAAAAGGGGCAAAGACCGCAGGAAAACCAAAAGCAGGGGAGTCTGCTGCCATGAAGGCTAAAAGAAAAAGCTTTAAAGCGAGACATGCAAAGAATATTGCGAGAGGTAAAATGTCAGCCGCTTATTGGGCAAACAAGGTAAAATGGTAATAAAAAGGGGCTTTCGCCCCCCCTTTTTGTTAGAAGTTATAATAAAGTGCTATATTCGTTTCTTCCGATCCGATTTGTCCTCCTATAACATAATTCCCAAGTTGTTTAGAAATATTTAAAGCCTGATAGGAGTCAAATCCTGTAGCTTTTCCATACTCTAATGATACGTCTACTTTTTCAATGAATGGAATAGAGTAATTTGCATGAATAAAATCAAGTTCAGAATTATCTAAATCTTTGTAGTATGTAACATCTAGATCCCACATATTCATACCGATATATGCCTCATCTACGTCATCATATCCCTTATCCCACTTATACTTTATATACCCCGCATTGACCCCGAAACTATCATTAAAATTATGAGACACACCTGCAAACAGGTCGTACTCAAACTTAGCTTCATCATCAAAATCAACTTGTGAAGCCCATACACCCATTGTAAAAATACCTAAATCTGCTCCAACACCCCCGCTAACAGCAACATTTCCACTGTTTTGAGAGTACCCTCGCCAGAGATAATCTGACGAGACTCCTATATTTCCGCTGAATATCTCACCAGCAAAAACCTGTGTTGGAAGAAGCAACAGTATTGCAACTAGTACTTTTTTCATTTTTTCCTTCCTCCTCTTGCGGACTTACTTGTCCTAATTAAAAATAAAAGGGGCTTTCGCCCCTTTTTGTTAGAAGTTATACTGTATTCTAGCCGTATAGCTTCGTGGAAGTTCTGGAAGTACAATCGTACTACCAAACAAGTTAGGAAAGTTTGCTCGGAAGTACGTTTCATCCGTTAGATTCTTTCCATTCACACTAAATACCCAGTTAGTTGCTTCATATGAGAACCCTAAGTTTACTAGTGTGTATGAAGGTAGCTCAATGCTGTTTGAGAAACCTGAATAAGTCTCCTCTACATCAATTACGCTACCGTTTACAGTCCACCCATTTCCGAAGTCATAAGTACCTGTAAATGATAGTATGTTTTCTGGCATACCAGACCTTCTACTATTACTAGGAGCGGCAGAAACATTCCCCCCGAGCTGTCCTCCAAGTAGTGCACTACAAGGAATGCTTGGTAAGTCTTCACAGCCTATAAAGCTGAAACGATATCCATCATCCTGAGTGTTTAGATTTGTTACTTTAATGTTTGAATAGCCGAGTGTAAGCAATAGCTTCTCATTTACAACCCATCGCACTTCTACTTCTGCACCTTCTGTCTCAGTTGATTGGTTAGTCACAATAGACTGTGCAGAGAAGTCAGTACGCTCTTGCTTATATCCAGATACAGCAAAATAGAGTGCATTATCGAGTAAACTTCCCTTTATCCCCGCTTCGATTAACTCAGACTCATCAAAAGCCCTTTCTCGAAGTATATTCTTAACAGTAACTTCAGCACCTTGTCCTACGATCATTGTTGACTGTGTAGAAGCAGTAACATAAGGAATCAGACCAATAGGTGTATCATAGCTCATACTAAATGTCCATGAAACTCCATCTACGTCATCCTTTGCTTCTAAATCTGCACAACCCGCTACAGGGCAGAAATTGTTAGAGCTAGCGAAAAGAAGTTGATCTTCTGGTTGCCTACTCTCCATGTCAATAGTATCGTAACGTACTCCCGCAAGAATACTGAGACCATTGTTCCATACAAAATCTCCCATTACAGCAAATCCTAGGTTTGTGTACTCACCGATATAGTACTCGGTGTAATCATCATCAATTTGAGTGGCTAGAACTCTCTTTGCGATGGAGGTATTTTGTGGCTGAGACAAGTCACGTCGCCCAAAATACTCATTAGTGTAGTCATCTCCGTGTTCAAAGTCAGTATGACGAATTGAAGGAGAGACCTGAACAGAGGCTGACATGCTATCAAAGTCATATGTCTTTGACAGTATCATCTTGTTCTCAATTACCCAACTTTCATGAAACTGCGAGAAACCATACGCATTTTCGTTCAAGTTGTCATAAGACTCATAGAACAACTGGTTCTTGATTTCCCAATCGTTGTCCAGTGCTACAATTACATCGAAATATAACGTAGTGACTGTGTTTTCCAGTAAGTCTTCTGGGTCTACTAAAACTTGGTTTCCTTTTAGCTTAGTAAGCCCAGGATTTATTAGTGCAAGTGCAGATGTATCACCTACAAACACTTCTAAATCCGCCAGAGTCTCTACAGACCCCGGAGTGAGTGCTCCACCAGCAGCTCCGCTTAAGAAATCAAACCTAAAAGGATTGAAATTCGTAAACCCACTGCCATCGGTATCATACTCTTGGTGCGATACCCTACCGTCTCCATTAACATCAAGAGAAGCGGGAGATCCGGTAATGTATGTCCCATTATCAATCAAGTCTTGAGTGATTCGGTTCCATCCTGCTACTTGGTTACCCGAATAGTCATGATACATACCTCCAAACTGCAAGCGAACTCTATCTGTAATATCCATATCAAAGGATGTTTGAAAGAGATTTTGCTCCACTCCAGAATTGTCATAATAACTATCTGAGTCTTCTACTTCGGTGTAGATATAATACCCTAAATCCTTGCCTAATATAGTAGCTGGTCCGCCTACTTCAGCAGTTACGATACTCTTACCCCAACTGCCTGTAGTATATGAAAAACTACCTTCGGGCATTTCAATAAATTGTCCAGTCTCTTCTATACGTGCCGACTTAGGATTGAAGTTTAAGTAACCACCAATCTTAGAAGGGCCATATATAGGAGAAGCCGGGCCCCTTACTATATCTACTCTATCCGAAGCACCAATAGGTGTTGGATAGTTTCCTGGGTTGTCCAAACGACGCACACCTCTAAAGTATGTTTCGCCTGGAGTGCCTCGTACATCTAATCCACCCGCAACTCCAAAAAAGGATTGAGTAAAGCTGCCGGGGGCTAGTGCAACTAACTCATCGATATCTTGCATGTTAAAACGATCCATCATCTCCTCTGAGATAGTAGAGGCAGATCGTGGGGTCTCTAGTATAGACTTATTAAATCCAAATACAGACTTTACACTCTCACCTGGTAAACTACCGAGATCACCTTTAACTACAATTTCTACCATTTCTTCTGCGGAAACTTGGGAAATACTTCCTAGCAGTACTGCGCTTGCCATAAAACTTTTTACAAAGCGGTTCATTATTGTGTCGCCTCCTCCTGCGATACTTGCGGCTGCATCTGTGGAGCCGCTTGATTTTGTATAGAATTTATAAGATTCATACTTAGTTTAGCAGGAAGCTCCCCTAAACCTTGTAGAATCGTATTTACTTCTTCTATCGTTAATTTAAAATCTAGTGTTTCGTTCATTTAAAAATATCCTGCCAGTTTCCTGTCGTGCTAGCACGAGAGTACTCGGTAGCTCTGTTCTCAAAGAAATTAGTGTGCTCTACTCCATTTAACATGTAATCTAACCACGGCAAAGGATTCGCCTCACTCCCAAATATCTTCTTCAAACCCAGCCCTAGTAACCTACGGTCTGCAATATAGCGGATGTATTCTTTTATTTCTTCTGGTGTTAGATCAGGTACTTCTGCACCCTCGAAACATAGATTAATAAAAGCATCCTCTAAATCTACAGTGCGTTCTGCTGCGCAGTAAATTTCATACTTTAGATCATCTGTCCACAGTTGTGGGTTTTCCTGTACAAAAGATCGGAATAAGTGTGACATGCCTTCGACGTGTAAAGTCTCATCTCGAACTGACCATGTTACAATCTGTCCCATACCTTTCATAAGGTTATGTCTTGGAAAGTTCAATAGAATAGCAAAACTACTAAACAGTTGAACTCCTTCGGTAAAGGCCGAATAGATTGCCATTGTTTTAGCAATATCCATAGGAGTTTCCATACCGAAGTTACCAAGATACTCATGTTTATCAAGCATTTCTTTGTGCTCGAAAAACTTCTGGTACTCATCATCCCTGAAACCCAAGGTTTCTAGTAATAATGAATACGCTTCTTGATGCACCGCTTCCATAGCTGCAAAAGCGGATAACATCATTCTTACCTCAGGCTGCTTAAAGGTAGGAAGGTAATGCTTTGCATACCCACAACATACATCTACGTCAGCCTGTGTAAAAAATCTAAAAATCTGTCCTAGTAATCTTTTATTGCCTTCAGACATCTTTTCTCTGTAATCTTTTAAATCATCTGCAAGGTTAACCTCATCAGGTAACCAATGCATATGTTGTTGTTGTTTGTAATACTCAAAAGCCCAAGGATAGTTAAAGGGCTTGTAATATTCTCTTTCTTCTAATAAATTCATTTTTTCACCAATGATGTACTACGTTTGCTATAATAAGAATTACGCACATTAAATTTGAAAACACTATTACAGTTCTTATTATCGCAACTGCATTATCATTAGCAGGATCAAATCCATCATCCTCGCTATATGACCCCAAAGCGTGCTTCCAAACTGTCCAAACTTTAGCCTTCACAAGCCAAGCACCCTTCTTCGTCTATACTATCAAATATATACTGTCGTAAGACTTCATCAGATACATTTTCTGCACGTTTCATTGCCTCACTTCTTAAATAATATAGAGTTTTTACTTTCTTTTTCCAAGCCATCATATGGATAGCATGTAATTCTTGTTTGGATACATTAGATGGAAAGAATATATTTAAAGACTGGCTCTGACATATATCTTCTTGCCTATCTGCTGCCATTTCAATAACCCAGCGTTGGTCTATTTCCACAGCCGTTTTAAATATTTCCTTAGTCCACTCGTCTAAAAAGTCTAAGTGCTGTACTGAGCCTCCATTCGTAATAATACTCTTCCATACTTCATCTGTATCTTGGTCTATTTCCTGAAGTGCGTGCTCTAAATACTCGTTCTTTAGAAGAGACGACCCTGATTTAGTTTTTTGTGTAAACGCATTAGCCCTATAAGGCTCAATGCTGGGAGAAGTATTACCACAAATAATACTGCTGCTAGCATTAGGAGCCACAGCGAGCAAATGAGCATTCCTAACCCCAGTATTAATCCCGTCAGGGCAAGGGCCACGCTCTTTAGCCAGTTGTCTTGTTGCATTTTGTGCTTCTCCTTTAATATGCTTGAACATCTTAATGTTCCTGCCCTTTGCCATAGCACTTTCAAAAGGTACATTATGTCGTTGCAAATATGCGTGAAATCCCATAGCCCCAAGGCCGAGACTACGCTCTGATTTTGCACTGTTTACAGCTTTCCAGAGTTCTGGAGGTGCTGTATCACAGAAGTGAGTTATTACATTATCTAACATTCTGATTAGATCAGGGATAAAATCTGAATTATCTTTCCACTCATCATACTCTTCCAGATTTACACTAGATAAACAACATACCGCAGTGCGTTCGTTATTAGTTGCAAGAGTAATTTCAGAACATAAGTTAGAATGGTTTACTTGTAGCCCAAGTTCTTTTTGAAATTCTGGTAATGCTGCCTGTACAGTGTCTGTAAACATAATGTACGGTTCACCAGTTTCAACTCTATTCTGGATAAGTTTTACCCAGAGTGTCTTTGCTGAAACAGTTTTAG